CAGCAGTACACTTAGCGGCTCGAAAGAGGATGATTGAACCATCACCAGATAGCAGGCATTATTTTCCTGAGGAACATAAAAGAATAGAAAGAAGATACCGAAACCACGGTATAGTAATTCAAGTACTATTTTTTAGTTTCTTTGGTGGAATGATACTGGCTATTACTCTGGCTGAAAGGGGACCATCTCCCATAGGTATAGGCGTAATACTTTTATCGGCAATCGGCCTCTTTGTTGTAATGGGCAGAGCCAATGGCCTCTATGAGAGAGATGTGAAAGAGCTTGAGGACAGGACTGCTGAGAAAAACAGAGAAAAAATGCAAAAAGTGCTGGAGGCAGAGAAGATAAATATGGAAAATAACAAAGGAAATATAATTTACAAATCATATGTGGAAAATTCTTTTAATAAATATAATAATAATGTAAATGAAGATTTAAAAAATACCCTAATAACATTAGAAAAAATAGTAATAGCTTCAAAAAATAATGAAGCTTTTCAGTATTTTGAGCTACTCAAAAGAGAAATAGCTTCGGATAATACTAATACTATAGCTGCAAAATCCTACTGGAACAGTATGACATCTGTTCTTCCTCATATAAAGAACTTTACAGATATTGTAACAAATATGAATAAAATATTTAGTATTTAGTAACTTTTGATTTAGATGCTTAGGAGGCCGTCTGATCTCTCGCCGGTCGTGTAGATGCTAGGTGCGGTCTCGTTCGCCAGGATGCGCCCAACCGCCATCGCGGCAGCCACCGCACCATCGATCCGCCCGCGCGAGCGGCGCTTGTGAAGCTTCTCGTTCTCGGCCGCGTCGGTCTCCGCCGCCACGTTGCCGAAGCAGGAGCGCAGCACCGGGTTACCGCCATGCCGGAACCTGCCCGCCAGCAGCGCCGCCTTCAGCTCCTTCACCGGTGCGGCCATCGAGGCAAAACCCTGGCCGAAGGCAGAGACGGTGAAGCCTGCCTCCTGCAGGGCCGTGGTGACCGCCGTACTGTTCCAGCGGTCGATCGCGATCTCCTGGACGCTGTAGTCCGCTGCAAGCTCCTCGATCCAGCCGAGCACGCCGCTGTAGTCGACCACGTTGCCGGGGGTCAGGCGCAGGTGCCCGGCCTCGGCCCAACGCAGATAGTCCGCCTGATCCTGTTCGGCTTTGCGGGCGATGTTGGCTTTCGGCAGGAAGAACATCGGCAGGACGTCGTAGCGTCGGACCTCGTCCTCATCCTCAAGCGGGAACACTGCCACTACTGCCGTCAAATCCTCCACCGACGACAAATCGACACCCACCCAGCAGGGCTGCCCCAGCAGCTCGGCAGCGGGCCGCATGGGCTCGGCTTGGTCATACACGGCCAGATCCACCCACGGCTCAGCCGCGCCATCCGTCCAGATGTTCAAGTGGAAGCGCTTGAAGCTGGAGATCTCCGCCGGGAAGTGCGCGATCCGCTTGGCCTTGGTGCGCAGCTCCTCGAGCGACAGGAAGCCAGCCTCAATCGCGGGATTGGCCGAACGCCAAGCCTGCTCGTCCTTCCAATCCGCTGCCGGATCGGCCGCAAAGATGATCGGCGCGAAGGTCGGATCCTCGATCTCACCTGAGGCTACCTTGTGGCTGTACTGCCAGAGATCGCTCGCCAGCGTGCCCTGGCCCTCACCGGCGGTGGAGATCACGATGGTGAGGGGATTGGTGCGCTTGACCATGCTGTCGGTCACCACGCCGAACAGCTTCCTCGCTTCCGCTGCCGGCCAGGCATGCACCTCATCGGCCAGGAAGAAGCTCACGTTCAGGCCGTGCTTGGAGTAGGCCTCCGTGCTGATCGCCGACATCTTCCCCTGCGTGCCCGGATGCAGCAGGATCTTCCTGCTCTCGATCGGCCGCACCCGCTTGGACAGGACCTGGTCCTGCTGGACGAACTGGTGCGCGGAGTTGAAGGCGATGCCGGCATTCTCGCGATCGGCTGCGGCCATGACGATCTGGCCGCCCGGCTCAGCTTCCGGGCCGAGAAAATGCGCCAGCGCCAGGGCGGAGGCCAAGGTCGTCTTGGCGTTGCCCCTGGGTATCCAGATGCAGGCCATGCGGACCTGCCGGCCGCCGTTCTCCGTCGTCGGGCCGTAGATCCGGCGGATGATGGCGCTCTGCCAGTCGTGCAGGTGGAAGGCTTGGCCGGCGTGGCTGCCTTCCCATAAGTGAAGTCGGTTCACAAACCGGCAGATGCGGCCAGCTCTGCCGGAAGGATCGGGGTAGAGCGCCGGATCAGGCGAGAAGATCGTCCGCCCACTCATCGGTCTTGCTCTCTTCCTTGGTCTTGGTAGCGCGCCGGTGCGGCATGAAGCCGAGTTCGGCCGCCAGTAGCCGTGCCTCGCGCATGGCGGCCGACTGCATCTTGAACGCGGGGTGCGGTTTGGGACCGTCTTCCGTCTCGATCATGCGGCCATCCCGGCCCATGACCTCTTCCAGCTCGCGGACCATGCCGGCCGCGATGCAATAGCTCTCCAGGGTCGCCAGCGTGTCTGGCGTCAACAGCCGGCGGCCGTGGATCTCCGGGGCAGCCCGTCGCCATTCCGCCTTCGCCTGTGCCGTGAGCCAAGCAGGGGCAGGCGGGCAACGGCCCTGCAGGAGGCCGCCGTCGATCACCTTGAGCTTTGGCTTGCGGCCCCTCATCGCCGAAATCCCCAGAAGCCGAGAAAATTGCGCGCGAGGTGGCGACAACGGTCCTGTACCCAGGCTGGGAAAGCTTGAGCTATACCCCGTGCCTGAGCCGTGGAATGCATGAGCAGCGGCACCAAGCCGAGCAAGTCAGCGGTCATGGCCAACATTCCGGATCGGATGGCCGAACCCACCATCAGCGCTGGCCGTCTTCCTGCTGTGGCAGGAGGCGCAGACAGCCGACCAGTTGGAGCGGGACCAGAACAGGCTGGTGTCGCCCTTGTGCGGGATGACGTGGTCGACCGTGGTAGCCGGCTTACCGCAAGCGCAGCTTGGATGAGCCGCAAGGAAGCCACGCCGTGCCGCTTCCCACTTGCTGTCGTAGCCACGGGCACGCGCCGAGGGTCGCCTGGCTTCCACGGCAACACGGCGGGCAGCCGTACAAACAGGACAGCCAGCACCAACAAACGGCGGATGGCCGGGCTTGGGGCAGTGCTTGGGCGGGGCCATCGGCATCAGAACGACCAGAGCCGGTAGGAGCGCACCAGGTCGTCGTAGCCAGCCGTCATACCGGCTTGGCATTCACGACCGTCGTACATCGAGCTCACATGCGCGAGGATCGCCTGTCGCAACCGCTCGGGCACCACAGACCAGCCGGCGACGAACTCGACCTGGACAGCGCCATCGCCGTAGCGGGCACGCGGCCAGCTAGTACCGCGCAAGGGGCGGATCTTGGCAGCAATGTGTCCACCCAGGCCGGTGACCTCATAGGCATCGGGGCTCAGCACCCACTCGATGCCGGTTGCGTCGAGGTAGCTGATCGACGTGACAGCCTGGCAGGGTGGCATCGGCACGCTGATCATCGGCGGAAAGCGATCGAGGGTGAGCCGCCAGGTCTGGGTCATCAGGGCCCGACCGAGCAGGCCCTCAGGTCCATCCAGGGCGGCGGTGGCCGCACCGATCATCGCCGCAATCCCGGCATCCTCGTCGTCATGGGTGACGCGGCAGAAGTCCTTGGCCTCCTGAACTGTCACTGGCAGTGATACCGGAGGCGTGACCAGGGTCAGCATGGATGGCGCCTCAGGTGCGAGACCGGCCCGAAGGCCGGACCCATCAGGCCACGGGGCGGTTGCGAGCATAGCCCTTCACCAACACGGCGCTGGCCGCAATCGAGGTGCCGCTGTTCTTGGTGAGCACTGCCCGCAGATAGCGGCGGTGTCCCCAGTAGCCGACCTTTGCCACGGAGTTGGCGGTGAGGCTGGCCGGCAGACTGCCGATCAGGGCATCGGCCGCCACGTCGGTGAAGTCGCCGGCGGTCGTGGTGTCCGAGTGCTGGAGCTTGGCGGTGAAGTCACCGGCTCCGGCGATGGCACCGGTGTTGACCACCAGCGTGGCCGAGCCGAAGTCGAGCAGATCGACGGAGTCGGATGTCGTGGTGGCAGAGAGGACGGCGGGTGCCACCATGGGCACCACGCCAAGGTTGTGGACGAGGTCACGCATCATTTGGCTCCTTAGCTCGCAGCGATCTTCAGCTTGCGGATGGCTTCCGGCATCACGACGGCACCACCGACCCGACGGCGGGCGTGGAAGCGGACCAGGGACCGGGTAGCCATCGTGTAGGGATCACGCAGGATCGACAGGACCGGCTTGTCGTAGATCCGGTAGGCCGTACCGAAGTCGCCGAACGCGATCGGGAAGGCACCTGCTCCGATGTCAGGCATGTCCACCGCTTCGATCACCGGGCGGCCCAACAGGGTCTCCGGCTGACCAAGCTGGAGGCTCGGCTGCCAGAGGAAGGCGCCGCTGGTGTCGGTGAACCTGCGGACCGCGGCGAGCGTGTGTCCGTTCATCAGCCAGGAGCCGCGCAGCCTGTAGTAGCTCGGCATGCTGTACATCAGCGTGACCAGGCTGGAGACGGTGATCTCCGTGGCATGGCCGCTCACGACGAAGTCGATGGCCGGATCCGTCAGGATGCCGTGCGGCTTCTTGAAACCGTCGCCCAGGACGAACGCTTCACCTTCCAGCCGGCCGAACTCCTCGGCCAGGTCGGACGCGACCTCGTTCTCGACGTTGATCGCGGCGTCCTCGAGGAGGCGCATGCTCACGTCGACGAAGCAGGCCGCCTCATGGACCTCGACCTCGGTCTGGCCGTAAGTCATCCCGGTTTCCTGGTGCAGCTCGGTCTCGCCAACCCAGCGCGCCGTCGGTGTGGTCAGGCGCTTGGGCAGGATCACGGAACCGGCCGACGTCGTGCCGACGCGGGCCGCCTGCCTGATCGGCGAGAACTCGACGATCTGCTTCAGGACGTCGTTCGAGAACTCCGGCGGGGCCAGATAGCCGCCACGGGCGTCGTCGCTGACGACCAGGCTGCGGGCTTCCTCGGCCTGCATCCGCTCCGGGCCATGGCGCAAAAAGCCACCGAAAGCGCGGCGCTGCAGGTCGCCCTGGTCTTCGCGGCGCTCGCTGCCACCGCCGGGCCGCTGGGTGCGGACATCGATCTGGTCGAGCCGGTCAGTGATCGACTTCAGCTCGTTGCTGAGCCGGGCATCCAGTGCTGTGCGGTGGCCGTCGACGGCGCTGCGCAATTCGTTGACCGCCTGCACGGCAGGATCGAGGGTGTCATCGGCCTCGCTGCGGGTTTCAAGGGAGACGTCCATCAGTAGGTCCTCTTGATGGCGATGACGGCACGACGGGCCGCCTGGACGAACGCCGACGTGGCGATCGAGTGGGTTGCGTTGCGGATCTGCGTGACACGGGCATTGGATGCCGCTGGCAGGGTCACCAGGCTGACCTCGACCAGGTCGATGGCAGTCAGCACCCGGCCACCATTCGGGCCGCGCTCGGACGCTACTGCTCGAAAGCCGATCGACAGGCCGTTGACGGCGCCAGCCTTGAGCAGGGCCAGGGCTTCCGCACCCTTGGCCGTCTCCGTCACCAGCTTGCCGGTAGCCTTCAGGCCGCGGGCATCCTCGACCAGCTCCGTCCACACGCCGATCGGCTGGTCCGGGTTGTGGTTCCAGAACATCGCCGGGCCACCGGTGGCCGAGCGCTTGGCCAGCGACTTCCGGAAGGCGCCGGGCTTGATCGTGTCGCCGAAGCTATCCGGCTCGCCGAACACGCTGGCATAGCCGGAGAAGGTGCCGGTCTCATCGGTGGCGAACCGGACCTCGGATGCGGCGAGGGTCTTGGTCTCACGCGCCATTGGCAGGCTCCGTCGATGCAGCAGGGGTGGAGGCTTCTGCCTGTCCGGCCTGTCGGATCAGCTCGTCGCCACCGTCGATCGGCGGGCGGTTGTCGAGCGCGCGGACCTCGTTCGGGGTGAGCCAGGATCCGCCGGTGGCTTGCCGGTAGGCGCTGAAGCGGCCGGCGAGGTCGCCACGGAGCAGGTCGTCAAAGATGAATTCTAGGAAGTATTCCTGCCGCTCCTCACGGCTGAGCAACACTCGCTCTAGGGCTACCTGCCAAGCCTCAGCCCAAGGCATCAGACAAGTTTGTACAAACTGTCTTTGTAATTCCTCAACGTTTCTCCACGTGGCGCGCTCTAGATCGCCAACAAGTGTTCCAGGTACCTTATAGCCTCGGGCGATCTCTTGCATGACCAGCCGTCGCAGTTCCATGAACTGGCTGTCCGTGCTGCTGAACTGCAAGGCCTCGAAGTCCAGGCCATCTTCCAAGACCAACGTTCGACCGGAATTGGCGCCGCCAGATTGTGCGGCATTGAACGACTCTCGCAGGCGCTTGATGACTTCTGGTCCCAGTGGCTTGCCGGTCTTCAAGACGCCGGACGGCCGGGCACCATTCGCAAACAGCCGGCTCTGGTGCTCGGCCATGATGATATCGACGCCGATCACCTCACGAAGATGATGGGTCAGGCAAACCACTCGGTTGCCGATCGAGCCAGGCGTGGCCACGCGCAAGACGTTGCGCCAGTCCAAGATCCGCTCGACACTGTTCTCGCGGTACCGGAAGCGAGGCTCCGGGCCGGTCAGATCCTGGGTCACGTCCCTGGGGTCGAGATGGTGCAACTCACGCGGCGTCGGGCCGGTGCGGATCACCTGGGCATACCCAACGCCGAACAGCAGGCTATCCAGTTGCAGAGCGGTCTTGCCCTCGACGGCACCCGTCCAAGGGTTCCAATCGCCAGCCAACAGCGCCGCTGCCGGATGGGTGGTGTCCCTTTCGCGAGTTCCATCCGGGCGTCGGCGGAACAAATGCACTGGCAGCGAGCCAATGCCTTCAGAGATCGCTCGCACAGCCGCCAATGTCGTCGGGCTGCGCAATGCATTCTCGGCCGAGACACTGACACCAGCGGCCGTAGGCGTGGCACCAAACAGCGCCAGCATCTCCGGCGAAGAACTCGCCAAGTCGTAGCGCTTCTCGATCCCCAAGAAATGCTTCAGCCGCTCAAACATGCACAGCCCGAGTAGTTCCAGTGGACACTACGCAGGTTAAGCCTGATCAAGTCAAACAGGAACGGCTAGGCTGAGAAAACTAGATGTTCTGGAATATTCCGGCGTGTTCCCGGATTGACTTCTAGACGCCGGCACTTATCGTCTTAAGAATGTTCACTATTCCTGACTGGCAGATGAAGTTTTGGCCTCAGAGCTGGGTTTCTTCTCAATGTCTTGAGCAAAAGCAATGATCGCGATCAGTGCGGCAACCACGCCAACTACCATGTTGACAGTCTCGTTGCCAATCCAGTGTGTCCAGTCACTTTTTACCCATATCAGGAGGATAGCTCCAAATAGTAAGGATGTAGCAGCTACGATGTAGTGATATGGGATCTCTTCAAGGGGATTGCGTTCCAACAAAAATGTTAGAGCGGCAAAGCCCAGCAAAAATAGTCCCATCAAAGCAGCAAAAATATTGGAACCAGGCCTGCGGTTCGATCTCGGTGCAGTGAAGTTCATATCCTTTCTCCTTTATTCTGAAGAACGATTCGTACTCGTTGGTGCTGCTAAACTACCAGGGTAGTGTAGCCCGCAGTCAGGGGAGGCCTACTTAAAATAGAATGCATATTCCTTGGCTGACAAGCCGCACCGGCAATCCCCTATGTAGCCACCCAAGTTCTCGGCCCATCGTCTCTGACTATCAGCCGGAAGCGCCCGTAGTCACCCGCGATCAACCCCACCAACTCATCGCCGCGCTCCACCAAGCGCTCCAGTGGCTCGTCCTCTCTCAGCCTCTTGCGCGGTGGTTTGGTGATGATTCGCGTCTCGACCGGAATGTCCCGCCAGCCCGAGCGGGTGCGGACCACGATGCGGCGGGTGCTGGGGTTCTGCATCAGGCAGCCTCCTGATCAATCGTGGGAAGGTCTCCATGGAGGCCAACCTCTGCCGGATCATCGGCTAGGGCAGGATCTACCGCCCGCGCCGCATTTCGCATGATCCGGTCGACGTGGAACGGCTCGTGGCAGTGGCCATGCAGGCTGGTGCCATCCCCCAGTGCGATCGCCGGGCTGAACTTCCAATCGATCGGATGCCTGCACCACCGGCAGGTCGTGCCATCCAGCAGCGCGATCAGTTCCGACTTGTGGGCCCGGACCTCGACCAAGGTGACATCGTCGGGTGGAGGGCCATGACCATAAAGCTCCAGTTTACCGGCCTGCACGTGCAATTCGACGCCATCCAGCATGAGCCGGCTCAGAAGATCGAGCGCGGTCATGCCTCGATCCTCCATCCGGAGGCTGGGCTGGACCCCGTGCTGACAGTGGACCCCGGTGCGCCCGTGGTACGGGGTCCAGCTAATCCATTGGTGACCCTCGCTTTTTTAGACGTGGACCCCGTGGACCCTGTTGCCCCCCGGTTTTCGCGAAACTTCTGAGAACGCTCAGCATCGCGAGTGTCCGAAGGGAGTTCGTCGGCTTTAGAAGTTTCAGAATCACGGGGTCCACAGGGTCCACGGGGTCCATCTGCTTTTTTTGCAGTGTTTTCAGCTGTTTGGCTGGACCCCGTATCATTGGAGCCACGGGGTCCGCGGGGGCCATCTGTGCTTTCCCTAGGAGCTTCTTCGCCAGCGCCCTCATCGTCGTCCTCGCTGGTCCCCGGCGGCCACCAAGCCCATGGCCGGCTCCGATCGCCCTTCGCATCCTTGGAAAGGCGCTTCTTCAGCCGCACCCATTTCCACCCACGCAGGATCCCCGCGACCCTCTTCTGCACGGTCTGGTCACGCCGCTCGATCGGGATGTGGATCACACTGTCCAGGATGTCGTCGATCAAAACGGGCGCGGTGGCCGCTCGGAGGCGGGTACCGTTCTTATCCACCTGAACCAGCCACTTCTCGATGACCTGCGCCCATGGGTCGAGCACGCGGCGAGCCTCCTGTTCCGCGGCTGCATCAGGCTTCTCCTCATCAGTCAGCCACCATTTTGCCCCAGCCTTGAACTCCACGTCGGCTTCGGCCCAGAGCTGGGCCACGTTGGCACACAACCCATCGAGGTCGATCATCTTGCCGACCTTTACCGGCCAGAACCGGCGGTTGCCGGTTTCATCGTGAAGGTAGGCATCCTGGTTGGTGCTGCCGATGAAGACGCATTGGCGGGGGAAGTCTTCGGCCCTACGCCCATAACTCGGGCGGTAGTGATCGGTGCGGCGGGTCATGAAGGCCTTCGTCCGCTCCAGGTCGTTCTTCCGCATGGCGGACAATTCGCCCAGCTCGATCACCCACTTGCCGCAAAGATCCTGGGCGGAATCCTTTGAGCCAAGATCTGATATTGAGTCGGTGAACCAGCGATCGTTTACTGCCAGAGCGTTGGCGACCGACGACTTTCCGAGATCCTGATCGCCTTCGAGGATCAGCGCATTGTCGACCTTGCAGCCCGGCTCTCGCACTCGGGCCACTCCACCAATCATGAACTTGCGGCCAACCGCCTTTGCGTAGGGAGAGTCCTTGACCTTGAGATATGTGTGCAGCCACGTCGACAACCGCTTGGTCCCATCCCAGACAAGCGTGTCGAGCCAGTCGCGGACCGGGTGAAAGCGGTTCTCGCTCGCGACCAACTGCACGCCGCCAGCAACCGTGGTGGGTTTTACAAAAACCTCGTGGTGCTGCATCGCATCGGCGATACGCAAGTCATCGGCGTCGGTCCACGGCAGCGCTCCAGGATTCGCCGGATGCCACGGCATCCCGTCAGCGATCGGTGCATTCAGCAGCTCGTCGTGACGGATCTTGCCGGAGAACACGGGATCGGTCCGTAGAACAATGGCGACGTTAGCCAAGCAGTCTCGGGGAGCACCTTTCCCCGTAGTCTTCAGCAGGTGCGACCACTTGGTCGGGTCCATGGATGTCCACCAAGCCGGAACCACCTCATCGGCCTGAGGCTCTTTGGCTGCCTTGGCCTCTGCATCGGCCGCCTCTTTCTTCAGCTTCTCCTGCGCAGTACCAACAGTGCGAGGGATGTCATTGTATCGACTTTGCCACCGGCCAGGCTCGTCTCCGTCCCGACGCTCAGGAGGGACGGCATCCATGAACCCACGAAGGGTTTTAACGATCTTCCCGCCGGTCATCCCATCTTGAGCAAGACGCCACGCTAAGGCACGCAGAGGGCCATGGTAGGCGTCACCGGTCAGGATCTGCTTGACGAGGGTATCGGTTGGCTCGGCTTTTTCTTGGTGCTCGCCGGAGTATGCAATCCGAGCCTTTGCTTGACCGCCGGCAGCGTCTCTATGCTGACGATAAGCGTCCTCGAGGCGCTCCAGCGCGTCATCCAGATCGATCTCGGCTTCGGGGTTGCCGCCGATGATGCGGGAAAGCCTGGGGTCGTTCTTGTTCTTGGTGTGCAGGCTGCCCGCCAGGCGCATCGGGTGTGACGGTGGCGCTGCGCTCGGATCGCTGCCGATCAGCTTGGCCATCAGAAGGTTGCAGCGCTTGACCTTGGTGAACCCCTCCACATCCACGGCCGGCTCGCGCAGGCGGTAGACGACGTGAACCTTATCCTGCACCTCGCCGGTGTTGGGATCAGTCCAGGTGCCGCCAGTGGCGACGATCACGGTGGCGGTGCCGAGCAACCCTTGGATCTGCTGGACGCAGTCGGCCGGCCGGGCGTCGCAGTCGATCGCCAGGGCGGGTGCACAGACAAGATCAGCTTCGCCTGCTTTGTCCTTACTTGCGAACAGGGCGATTGGTGGGGCCAACACGATGCCAACTGGCCAGGCGGCGGCGCAGTGCATTTCCCTCGCTGCCACGTTGACCAGCCTGTCCATGCCGGCGTCGGTATTCTCAAACGGCTCGGCCTTGATTTGCGCTGGCGGCCTGTCGGAGTCGTGGTGGAACGCGCGGAAGCTGTAGAACCCGCCGTCCGGCGCGTGCCGGAACACCCGGCCGAAGAACTCCCGTGCTTGCTCGGGATCAGGCTGTAGCGTTTGTTGGCTATGGCCCTCGTTGGGGGCTGACGACCCGATGTGACGCGTGGTATTTGAGAAGTGCCGTTGATCAATCGAGGGGCCGGTCTTTGGCGAGACCGGCCTTTCCTCGTTCAGAACCACGTCCATTAGCGGCGCTCCAGCTTTGACAGGCCCCAATTGTACAGCGGCTCTGTCGGATAATACGGGGTCCGTCCAACCTTCTCGATCGGCGGACCGCCGCCGGTGGAAGCGAGTTTCGCCAGCGTGGCCCTGGCGTACTGGAGGCCTAAAACCTCATCCAAAAACTGGCTGGCCTTATCACGACGGAGGCGGGGCCTGTTGAGATGTGCCGGCAGGCAAGCGGGAAGCTTTCCTCCCGAAGGGGACTGGGCCTTCTCAACCATGGAAAGATCTCCCGCTATTCGTCGTCAGCGGTGCCGACGGTGCCGGCCTCTTCCTCAAGCTCTCGGACTACGCGAGCGCGGATCGGTCCAAGGAACCACTCTTTGATTGAGACGATGAAGGTGCCGCCGATCGTGTTGGCTTCGAGCGGAATGTTTTCACGAAGGTCCCAGATAGAGCGACCGTACGAGTTGATGACGAAAACAACGCGTTCTGCTTCGGGATGCTCGATGAGCAGGCTGCGGAGGCCGCAGGCAATTCCACCAGCTTTCCGAGGGGGTAGACCTTCCTTCAGGAGCTCACTCCAGACTACTAGGATCACGATATCGTTCACGTCGAAGATGCGGGGTGTACCCGACACTGTAGACGGGGCGCAGGGATACAGACCGCCAGCGACCGCCTCGTTGAAGCGCTGCCGGTCCACGCGCGCGATCCTTGTCGCGACAGGGGTGCGGGCTGTTCGGTTCAGGATTGTCATGCTGTGTCCTCCGAAGTCTGAGGACCCAATGTACATGATCTGTTGCAATATACAATGGCAATTGCCAATTTCTAAAACTAACAGCGTTGTACGAAGCCTAACGCGGCCACCAGCGCACCCACCAGGGCCGGCGCAGCTCGGCATTTACTTCCCGTTCGTGGGCCAGGGCATCCCGCACCTCGGCCAGCGCGCTCTCCGCCGCTGCAGCACGCGCTGCCTCGGTAGCATAGCTGGCCATGGCTTCCTTCAGGTCTTCCTGGAGGGCGGTCACCAGGGTGAGCAGATGGCTGGTCGCGACCGCCCCTTGCTCGGTGAGCAGTGCTTGGTCGCTCGGTGGTCGCTCACCCGTCGCCCGGTTAAGCACTTCTTGGAGGTCGCCCTCGGCCACTGTGACCATCGCTTTGCCGTCATTGCCGAGTGAGACCGGCCAGCCACGCCGCCGTGCCCTTGTACGGGCTCCATCGACCGACACGCCCAAGCGCTGGGCCAGCTCAGCATAGGTCAGCCGCAAGGGGCCGGTCGGCGGGATAGTCTCGCTCATGCGGTGGCCAATCCTGCTCGATAGTTGCTCAGGTGAGCGACCGACGGTCGCTCGGGTGAGCGTAGGTGATCGGGCGACCGCTTGGCGAGCGCAGGACGGCCACACCCCTTGCCAGTACAGTCAGCTCGCCATTAACTCTCAGTTATAGAACGAAACAGGAACGAGAAGCCCAGGTACGAGATCACCATGGCGGACCTGCGGCCTTGGGATGTCGTGACCGCTGCCTGTAGCGCCTGCCCCTACTTCTCGACCATGCCGGTCAGCCGGCTCACCGCCAACCGGCCGCCCCACACCCTGCTAATCAACCTCCAGCACCAGCTGGTCTGCACCCGCTGCAAGAACCGAACGAAGAACCGGCTCACGATAACGATAGTGGAGCGGTAGGCAGGAGGCCTACCCGAACGGCCGCCCGAAATACGTCAGCGCCCACATCGCCAGCAGGTACACGCTCAAGAGCGACTGGAGCCCAGCCACCGTTCGCACCCAGCCGGTCGCCTGGAGGGCATACTCCCGGGTCTGCAGCCGGGACAGCCAGGTGCCGACGTTCAGGTCGCGCCAGCCCAAATGGAAGGCCGAGATGGCACTGAACTGCAAGGCAGTGCCGAGCCGCTGCCACCAGCTCCTTGGACGGAGCTGTTCTATCTTGATCTCCTCCTCCCATCCTATCTGCGGCCACTTCGGCGCCAGCCGTCCCTTCGGCCAGATCCGATAGATGCCGCCGTTGCCGCTCCGAGATAAAGGAACAAAGTAGATTAGGGCGAAGACAGCGATGGAGCCGACCAGGATCAGAAGGGCACGACCTGGCTCAAGACCATAAGCAACTGGTATCCTGAAGAACACTGAGCGGAAGCTGCCCTCGATTAGCTTGAGCGGCTCGTCCCAGCGGATCTGGCCCTCACGAGTGAGCAGATGGCGAGTTGTGTTGTGTTCAATGAGATAGATGTCCTCTCGCTCAAGGTCGCGCAGGAAAGCTCCCTGGAGCTTGGCCTGCGTGCGGGTGGCCTCCTGGAGCCGTGCACCCGCCAGGTTGGCCTCCTGGAGGTCAGCACCCCATAAGTCGACCTCCTGGAGGTTAGCTCGCGTTAGATTGGCCTCCTGGAGGTTAGCCTGCGTTAGGTCAGCTTCCCGGAGGTTAGCTCGCTGTAGGTCAGTCTCCTGGAGCTTGGCATACGCCAAGATGGCCTTGTGGAGGTTGGCTTGCGTCAGGTAGGCCCCCTGGAGTTCGGCATACGCCAAGCTGGCTCCCTGGAGGTTAGCCCCCCACAGCCCAGCCCTCTGGAGGTTGGCCCCCCACAGCTCAGCCCTCTGGAGGTTGGCCCCCGACAGGTCGGCCCCCTGGAGTTCGACATACGCCAAGATGGCTCCCTGGAGGTTAGCCCCCCACAGCTCAGCCCTCTGGAGGTTGGCCCGCGTCAGGTCGGCCCCCTGGAGTTCGGCGTCTCTCAGGTTGGTCTCGTGGAGGTCGGCTCCCGACAGGTTGGCGTTGCAGAGGTTCGCTCTACCCGAATTTCCAGAGTCCCCTTTCCTCCATTGCAACCAAAGCTCGTGCATCAGCAGCGCTGTCTGCAGGTACTTCGTTGATGGCTTCCACCTCTCGGGATGCGGACATGGCTCGGGTGCCGGCTCCTGGGCATGGGCACTGCCGATGAGCAGGAGACAGCCGAGAAGGACGCCCGGCAGGCGCCGGGACCATGGACGATGCGGCATGCGCCGGCTCCCTGCAGAGGTTGGTCAGGGCGATGTCGACCGGCTTCGGCGGCCATCACAATGGCTTTCCGCCCAGGAGTCCTGAGCCTCCTCAACCGCTCAACCGGCCGGTGCCGCCAAGTAACAGCTGCCCGTCCGGATCAAGTCGATCCGGCCCTCGCCGAAGTCGCCCGCACCCGGCTGGCCAGCGGGACTATAAAGAGGTGCGCTAGGCACTTCCCAAGCACTTCCACGCCCTTCCGGGTAGGGATTTTATGGAAGATGGAGGTGGGGCCATGTGGACCATACGTCGGTACCACCGACAGTTTGCAAGGGCCTGTTAAGTGACAACCAGCAAGGGAAATGCGTCAACCACTGCGTCAATGATACTTGCTACGACCCGATCGTTCGCAGCCAGCCTTTGCCGTTCTAACCTTTCTGGTCCTTGCATCATGAACTTGATTGAAGGAGAGCTTCACCATATTATTGAGCAAGGCTAGGTCAGGTGCAGAAATGTCAGAAATTGATCTTACGGACGTAATTGTTGCGTTGATCAATGCGCTAATGCCGATTGTGATTGCAGTTGCAGTAGGCATTATCAACGCCAAGATTAAGAACCAACAGATGGCGACTCTGCTAGGGAACGCTGTGCGGAACAGCTTGGGCGCTGTGCAACAACATGCCACCAACAAGCTAATTAGCAACAGAGTTGTAGTGCCCGGCTTTAGTCCAGAAATAAACGCTGGAGTGGATTATGTTCTAAGGCATGCGAAGGAAGCAATTGATCATTATAAAATGGACCATGCAAAAATTGCAGAGAAGATTCAGGTTCAACTAGGACTTGCAGATATAGCCACTAATCTTGCTACGACCGCTTCACCAATTCCAGTCATTGCTGGTCCTCTGGGACCTGTCTCAGAGAATTCTCAAGTTCAAGTATAATTATGAGAACATAGGGCGCATTTAAGGCCCCGTCTGGAAGGCTTCAGATAGCTCTAGGTCATCCGCCGGCAGCATCATCTATCCTTGACCATTGCCGGTTTCGTTGCTGCTTGGGTGAATGAAGATTGGAACGGCTTTCCGACCAGCCGAGAGGTCAATCATGTATTCACTGATGGTGTGCTGCTGATTCTCTCGGAATTGCCACCCTTCCGGAGCATAGCCGCCTTTGAAGATGTCAATCGCTGCGATGTTGAAGCCTAAGGTCGACGCCATAGAATGTAGCAACTTGGCCAACAGTTGTTCCTTGGCCTCCGACCATGCAGCTAGTTCGGTAGAGCGGGTGTTCAAGTGATTTTTGTATTCCTTCCAGGCTGTCTCGACTTGCTTGCACCCATAGAAATCTACTTCAACCAAGTTGAGCGCGTTTACGTGATCCTGCGAGATGCCGACCTTCCTGGTTGCCATTAAGATCCTGAACACAGCGAGCCGCCTAGAATACTTTGCTTCTGTCGCGCTACGCCAAAAAGTAATGGCAACTGCGCCAATCGGCCCTAGCGCCGTCGCCAGTACCACTGCCCAAGTGTCAATATTCATTGTGGTACTCACTAGAGATGCCGAGTGATATGGCTAACTTATGCCGCCGTCATTCCATCACCGGCCGACGGAACTCTGGGTCCGCTTGCATGCAGGCCTGCTCGACCAGCCGCCAGCTATCGCGGTGGTCGAGTTGCCGGACCCGGGCCAGCCGGGCCAACCGCAGGACTTCCGCCTCGCCGATGGTGGCATAGGCCCGCTCCAGCGGAAGCTGCCCTCCCCAGGTGAGCAATAGGCCCACATCGACCCGGCGCAGGGCATCCTCGTCCAGATCGAACTCTGGCCACACCGGTACAGACATGTCTGCCCGTATCGCCTCCCCTACGAAGTCGGCATCCCGCAGGAAACTGGCCAGCCCGACCATCTTGGCACGCCGATCCCGAGCACGATCCATGCAGCGCGCCTGCAACAGCTCGACTGGCAGTCCGGCAGCCAGCTTCGCCTGCCAGTGCTTGTATCCAAGCTTACGTTTTTTACGGCCCTCTGCTGGCCATGCTGCCCACACCTCGTCAAAGGCAGGATCATCCTGACCAAACAGAGTTGGCTCCGGTTGCCCCCCGCTTGGCGGGGGGTTAGGGGGGAGATTCCTGATTTTGTCTCTGTGTTGAGCGGACTCCTGGGGAATCAACGGCTTACGGGAGGACTTCTGCCGGAAGTCTTCCGGAAGTCTTGCCGAACTACTGGCCACTCGACCACACGCGGCCGTCCGCGTCGCCGCCGCCATCCGGGCACGGACCTTCGGCAACTCGTCCTCCGTCTCGCGGGTGCGCAGGTGGTCGTCGTCACCGATCCAGAGCCGCTCGCATGCGATCAGAACAGCCTTCAGCCGTCGCCAAACCCTAATGTCGCGACCTAGGGCACGGGCAACACGGGGATCGTCGTCGATCAGGCAGCCGTTCCGCTCGAAAAGGAGGTCGTTCAGGTCGATCAGGAGCAGCCGCGCCTGGGAAGATAGTTCCTCACGATCGCGCCGGGCCTGGACAAGGTCATGCGGGCGCCAGCGGATCAAAGTATGCGCTTTACGGAGGTAGCCATCGGCTACTTGCGCTTCTTGACCCGGCGTGAAGGCAGCCATAGATTCGGCAACGTCAAGCATCGCTGTTGACTCCAACACGAGCAGCGGTGTTTGCGCCTTGGCTTGGTTGCAGAAGCCATGGCGCATCGATTTAGACGGGCGAGTCCGTGTCCAGCGGCTCGCCCGTTTGCTTTCGCGGTGGAAACTTTGCGCGACAGTCGCGCGACAGTCCAGGGTTGAAGTCGGCTCCTGACATGCGGCAGCAGCGTCGCGTCTACCACCTAAGGTAGAATACGTTTTATAACCTTAGGTAGAGTGCTGAGAGAATTCCAGACACGAGAATAGCCGGCTGGTAATTTTTCTTCTGGATCGTTGATCGTGCGCTAGCAGAAGATGCCCTCAGACATTAAGTACAGATCCACATTGGTAATGGCGCATATACCTGTAATAGGAGGTGCCATGCATCTAGCAGCAGTACACTTAGCGGCTCGAAAGAGGATGATTGAACCATCACCAGATAGCAGGCATTATTTTCCTGAGGAACATAAAAGAATAGAAAGAAGATACCGAAACCACGGTATAGTAATTCAAGTACAAGTTTAGG